GAATGGGTCTTCCGAACTCATCCTTAGCCATCGGGGTGATAACTTTAACCTGCAACATGTGGGGAGCGAATATCATAAGAAAGTCACTTTAGGTTTGTTACTCAGTTCGTCTTTCAAACCGTACTGTTTGCACAGCCATGAGTACAATTTCATTAGGCTATCAACATAATTAGACCAAGACACAGAAAATCCGCTTTCGCTGACCGAAGATGGATTTTGTATCATCCACGGAATTTGCTTTGCACAAGCGACCTCTAATCTTGCCCGATTTTCCTCGGCAAAAGGTTCTTCACCATCCAATCCCGTTCTTGAAAGTATATTTTCAACTACAAGATTAGACGGGGTGTTCTTATCAAATACGCTTAATACAAACTCCTTGTTACTCATGGCTGATATCATTCAATATGGTGTAATCAGTTTACTATATGCGGTATAGCTATAATGCGTACAATGTTTAGATTTATAGATGTATCTGAACGGACATTTGGGAACATTAATTCGTACCCCTTGAATAGCCATTCCCTCTTTTATCGAACACATCATAGCCGGGTTATTTGCAACCAAAAACATGGGATGCGTCATGGTCAGTACAACACAATCAGCCGGAGCCGTTTCCAAAGTGATAAACTGAATATCCGGCAGACCAACATCAACCGATGGATTCACGTATTCACACTTAGGAGATTCCACACTTGATGCCTGCACGCTCAACGAAACCAAAGACATCATTAAAAAGCCACACATGGCAAAAATAAAATTCTTCATTCCTTTTCTGATTTATAAAATTAGACAATGGAAGGGTAGAAGCACTACCCTATCCTTTTACTCGATACCTAATGCTTCTTTCAGTTTGGCTGTTGATTCTTCATCCAGTTCTGCAACCTTAGCCAAAAGAGTTTCCTCTTTCATATTGCCGGAAGCCTGCGCACCGATAGACTTCAAAGCATCAATCAAAGTCTTCTTCTCAAACTCCTTTTCAAAGAGGGAAATTTTCACCTCCTTCTTTTCTTCAGGGGCTTTCACTTCGGTATTTTTTGCCTCAATCCGTTCAGCAAGTCTGCGGCTTTCCATATCCAGCACACGGGCTTCCTCACCGACTTCAATCACTTCACCGGGAGTATAATACTTTCCGGTGAACTTGTCGCGGAAAACTGATATAACCTTTACTTTCATATCCTACCCCCTTATGCTGATTGGATGGATGCAATTTCGCTCAAATCGAAATTGGTTATCAAATCTGGATTGGAAATCTGCGGAATCCACTCTGCCGTATATTCCATGTAGCGACCGTTTTTGTCACGGTAGTTAGAGATAAGCATCTGCCCCTCTGACGGGGTATAAGTACGTCCTTGTACTGGGTCTGTCGCTTCATACGGGGTATGATGGCGCATATAACCAATGTTGTCAGAAGGTAACAGAGTAATACGGTTATCCGCGTAAATCTGCACATTCTTTCCCGTCTGGTCTTTCACGTAGTCCTCCTTGATTTCAATACGCGGCAAACCGATGCCGGTGAACACTTCGGAAGCCAAAGAAGAGGAAACCAATCCCGTACTCAACTTCATTTCGTTGCTGCCGAGAATCATCTTGTACTGCTCACCAAATTCAGATGAACCAAGAATAAGCTTGTTGAAAGATGCACGAGTCATAACCATCTTGGCATAAACGCCATAGTCCGGTGCCAAGGAATGAAGTTTCTCTCTCAAATAAGAGATAAACATATTCTGTCCGTCCACAACCACATCTCCACTTTTCGGCTTGATAAAATTGAACGGAAGGGTAATCTCCAGCAGTTTATTATTGGTCTGACCGGAAGTGATTGCAGCGTCTTTGTTGTAAACGGTGGCTTCACCAAGCATCAACAGCGCACCGACAATAATATCCATACGCTTGTGGGCGGCAAGGGTAATCTGACGGTAGTCGTCTGCCAGGAAGTTTACAATCTCTTCCATTGCAGCCTTTTGGTCGGCTGGCTTAGCGGCATTGAACTTGTCAATCAAATCCTGCAATTCAGAAAGACGGTCAATAGACATCTGATAAGCATCACCCAAATAGGCAATCTCACCATATCCGGAACCGATGTTCCGACGTTCACGGATGGGTTTCTCTCCAAAACGCGAATTGATGGATCCGGCCATAACTCCAGTTACAGAACCGATATAGTCTTTGAACACACGAGTAGTCACTCTGCGGAAAGTAAGATACTGCTGCCAATAGATTGTGTCCTTGCGTGTCTGGTTCACACGTCTGATGATAGCGGAAACAATGTTCGCATCATCGAATAATGTTTGAATCGTTAAAAACATATCCTACCTCCTTACTCGTTAAATTCAAACCATCCCTTCATGTTGGCTTTATCGTTCTCGGAGAACGGCATAACCAATTTTGAGGGTTCAATTTCTGCGGCTGTACGAAGCAATGAAACCAATGTGATTCCGTCCTCAACCTTTGTACGGTTAAACAGAGCCGAATTAGCCACATGCTTTTGCTTTAAACCATCAACTGCAACCGCATTGAATAATACAGCATCTTTGGCAATATTCTCACCAAAAGCAGCCTTGATAGTCAATACATCGTAGTTGGCATTAGACTTATCAATTGCCGTTACTTCTGCACCTTTCTTGCCGTTTCCGACAAACATACCCACATAAGCCAAAGAGTTCTTAGCTACTTTGATAGACAAAGCCTCTCCACCAGTGGTATAGGCTTCCGCAACTCTCACATTGATTACCGCATAAGCGAACTTGTTTTTCAAGTCCGCACAAATCGGTGTAAATCCGGGAAGAAAACTTCCCACTACCAGGTTCTGCGTATCAAGTTTGAACGGACCACGTCTACGAATGCCGGTCTGGACATCGTAGCGTTCCTCTTGCTCAACGGGCGGAACCAAGTCATACTTAAATCCTGCTGACATAATTAATTCTTGTTTTGTTCAACAATAGTTTTCGTACCCTCATCAATCATTTTAGCGATAGATTCAGATTCTTTCTCAATCTTCTCTTCCGCTGATTCGGGAGGGGTTACGCCTTTGAAGCCGTCATTTGCGAACTCCTGCTTCAAGTCCTTGAAGTATGCGTCCAAGTCCTCATCGTCCTTAATGGCGCATCGTTTGGCGTAGTTTTCGGGAATACCATACTCTTTTGCCTTTGCCAAAATCTGCTGTCTACGTGTTGCTTGAGCCTTTTCCGTTTCAAACTGTGTTAGCTTATCAGAAAGGTTCTTGTTGGAGTCAATTAAAGCTTGCGCCCATGCAGGCACATCGTCTTTATTCTCTTCCGTTTTGGTGGTTGTGGTAGTCTCGATTGGCTTACCGTCTTTAAGGTTATGTTTCTTCTCGTAGTTGGAAACTGCGGTCTTGGAAGCATCCCCGGCACGGAAATCACCATAGGAATTAAGCACGTCCGAAAAATTGATACCCTCAATAATGGAGTTTACCTTTGTCTCGTCCGTTACACCCTCTGCCTTCTTAGTGGCAATGCGGGTAAGAATAGCAGTGTCCACCCCTGCGAATTTCTGTTGTAGCCCTGCTAAGATTTGTTCTAAGATTGTCATACCGTATGAATTTGATTTATAAATTTCTACGGTAAAATTCGATCTTAATAAAGAGAATGAGAAATAATCAGGATAGTTATATACGACAATCAGACTATTGTCATAAATATGACAAAAAAAGGCGTGAAACCGAATGAATCACGCCTAAAATATAGTAAGATAGTATGCCTAAAGTTTTACTTCTAATTTTTGACCTGTCAAATCAAAATACAGGTTTTGAAGTTGATGGAGGGATTTCACTTGTATATTGTAATCGACTCCCTTCAAATGGAAATCTGCGTCCAACTCAAACAAGGGACTATAATAAGTGACAACTCCCCATTTATGCTTTTCAAATCCACACTTCAACAACAGTTCTTCTGTAAGAGGAATGGGATTAAGGTTCTCTACATAGGTACGAAATACCGCTTCTGATGATATTCCACTCGCTTCATATTTTGGATATTCAATCTCACTATATCCTATTTCTGTTATCTTATATGGAGTTTTGCTATTTTGTAAATAGACATAATTACCAATTTTCAATTCTCTAACATCCACCATACTATAACAAATTTATAGCCGATAACTCCTTTGTCAATGATTGAATACCCCTCTGAATTTTCTCTAACTGCTGCCTGCGAGGTTTGTGAACTCCGGCAGCATAATGCCACAACTGGCGTTCATTGATTCCTGTAATACGGCTCAATGCAGCCTTAGTAAAGATATTACTGTAATAGTTGATAAAGGTAGCAGCATCAATCTTAAACTTTAACTCAAATTCTCCAGAAAGCACCTCACAAGGATTAGAGTTATCTTCCAAATACAATTCGATAGCCTCCTTCATGTTATCTTCCAACTCCTTCATGTCGTTACCGACTGTAATGACAGGAGCATCTTCAATATAAGCACTTAAGTTCTTTCCTGCGTGTTCTACAATAACTTCTACTGTTTTCATATTACCTCCTTTTTTAATTAAGAGAACAAGGGGGCTACTTTAGCCCCGCTTGTCTCAAAATACTGTAATAAGTGCCTTTCTCAACGCCTTTGCTGTTATGATTCGGTACAATAACCACTTTGCCGTCTTTCTCAAACTTCATGTGACTACCTTTCTGACTCTTTAGAACAAAACCGTTTTCTTGCAACATAGTTACAACGTCTTTAACTGATTTGTAACTCATAACGCTTTGGACTTAATTACCATGCAAATATAGTAATAATACGAATATTATCAAAGCATTTATTCGTTATTTTACTATGAATATAAAAATAGCGGTAACTCCGAAGAATTACCGCTAACCATTCTATTTTTCTTATACTAAAATTATAAACCTCGTAATTTTTCTGACTAAGAAGCATTTTTCTGTCCCTTATTTCCGATTTGCTCATTCTTTGCCGCTTGCTCCTCTTTGATTTCTGCAAGTTCCTCTTCTACCCTATCAGCATTCCCGGCAAACATGATTCCCTCACGTGTTGACCAAATGCCACCATTTACCGCGGAAACAGCAGTTGAAACCTTGTCGTTCAAATCATCTATCATTCTTCCTTCAATAATAAAAATGCCTTGATATTATTTTGAGGTTTGACAGAAAATGCATTTTTCTCTTTTGCTTCTTCTAAAAAAGATAGAAAATCTTGAGCGTTGGGAACTCGCTTCTCCTTTTGATATAATTCATGGGCTTTTTCACCCATAAAGTCAGCTCTAAGCTCTTCCTCAATATATTTCTTTTTATCTTCATCTAATGTCACAAGACCATCTTTATATTCTTGCAAGTATTTAACAAATTCTCGAAATTTTCTTTCATCGTTTAATATATCAAGAATCATAGAATATCTTTCATTGGATTTAAGCTTATCTTTAACGTGATTATATACCTTTATGGCCAAATATTTTAATAGGTCATAAGATACGCCAGCTAATACTGCCGCTGCTATCCATTCCAGATAATTTGTAGGCGATAATAAATTGTAGTGAATATCTAAGTCCTTTTCCGCCTTTTTTCTATAATAATATCCATACCTTATAGATTTCTGCGCTTTTTCTATAACCTTATTATATTCGTTTTCCGATATTGTATGCTGACAATTAGGGCATATTAAGTTTTCAGTTATATGTCCACAATTCAAACAAATGTACTCCATAATAGTATTTATTTAT